TCTCTTGCCACCATAGTGGTCTTCAGTTGCGACAGCTGTGCAGATGAGGGTAAAGATTCGGATCAAGAACCACGGGACGATCAAACGTTGTCCGTAGCCCAAGCCCATAGTCCTTGACAAGGATCTTGTCTAAGACGGGGTATCCGCAACTAAACCCATATCCATGCTTGGCAAAGTCGAGTAGCTCCTCGTGGTCAGCTGGCGTCATACGGTATCGGCGCATGAAGCTTGCTTCATCAACCTTGAATGACGGTGTCCACCGAGTCTTCTCTTCTAATGGAGTGACAATTGACGCAGACAACTCATCTAAGGAGTAATCCAGCGCATAAGTCTCTCGCATCGTGTCTATGACATTTGCTCTAACGGTCGGGTAGGCACCACGCAATAAAGCGTGCTGGAACGCCTTCCCTCGTTGGAGTAAACTCATAGTGGATGGCCCTGGTAGGTCCCCTCTACACGTGCCTGATGCACGCGCGAACACACCAAAGTTCAACATGGCCCTCCAATAACCTTCAGAATCACGCACTGGTGAATGTTTCAGAAATTGTAGGTCCTCAGGGAACTCAAGTGGCTCGACGCCAGTTACGATATATCCAGCCGTTGCAGCAGCCCCAGCTATCAACTCAGGTCGTATCTGATCAAGGTCAGCAATGGCCATACAAATACTTATATTGGCTACATTGTTGATCGCTGTGGTTAGAGTACTCCCAGAGTAAAGCTTTGGTTCTCGTGGCAACAAATCGACAAACCGCTTCGGGTCAGTCCTGGATATTATTCGCAACTTGGATGCACATTGTGCAACTAATAAACGCATCTCATTCTTGAAAGGTTCAGGAGTTATATTGATGAGAGTGTCAAATAAAGCTCCGGTGTGTGATGCGTCACATGAAGATATATCTAAGTTATGGAAATACACTCTGCCATTGTATCGATAAGATAAACAAGCATCGTCTGAAAAGTAGACAAAGTAGTATCTACCTGGTGGGTTGATTAGATTCATGAAGTGCTTGGCCATCTCTCCAGGATCTGGAGATTTACAAAATGCCATAACGCCACCTTTATAGCGAAAATTTTCAGATGATTGGGCACGTTTCATGTACTCAGTCACTCTAAATCCCCGCAAACTAGCAGCAACACCCAAATCCGCTATCATCCTAGGTTTCTTACCTGGTTTAGCCCACTCATCTCTCTTCATTTTCCACCGAACTCTCTTACCTCGCAACCACGTAGACGACAGATAACCTTCCCCTGAGTCAATCAACTCAGTCCAGGCTTCTTCTCTCAACACCTTTTTAGGGTGCGGGTCATGTACATGGGCCGCGACCTCTTCGGAGGCCACAATGTAGGCAGGAAAGTGTGATTTATACAACTCAGATAAACTTCCAAAAACTTGTGCGTGTGTTTGCAAAAAAGTGCGCTGATTTACGCGTAACAATTCGTGTACCCCAGGATTCCCAGGTTCGCGCTTCCCACATAAACGCCAAATGGCTTGTGCGACATTATTATCATTATCAGCATACATATCAAAAGCATGGGGTGCAGAAGGTCCGAATACTGTACGATAAGTGCAATCCAATGTATTCGGATTGCATTTGAAGTCAAGTACTCCCCTGTCAAAATATTGGTGCCCATGTGTGACAACAAACTCATCATTCCACACTCTCAACTCACGCAGCTCACAGTTCACTGTCCCAACTCGGAAAGGGTCCCTCCACTCGGCGATAAAACGTGGTGACCCGATTCTTGAAAAGCCGGCCGAATGACCAGCTCAGTGGCAGCAGCAGTGGCAACATCCCGAAACATTCGTTGTTGTACATAATGCGATATGGTGTCATAGTATATCTCCTTTTGTCCAGGAGGCAATACAAACCGGTTGTAATCGGGATACTCAGGGGCTTTCGCCTCTACAGCTCGTCGAAATGATGCTACAACCTCTCGCGTGTTAGACTGACTCATACACCCAACCACTTTACGCACAGTCAAGGTTTGATCGGCCCATAACGTGCGAAGCAATTCAGTGTACACTCGTGTCCTTCTAACATTTGAAAATGACATCCCTACCCTATGCACATTATCCCTCTCTCGAATGACCCGATGCGTTCGGGCTGGTCTCTTCAGGAATCTCCACTGCCATGTGCTCCCTTCAGTGTTTCGGACTTCCTCAACTTCTTGAATTTCTGTTAAGAGGTTGATAGTCGGTACTTTCTGTTCTTTAAATAGGGGCACATGTTGCCATATCCACCTCAACACCTGGTCTCGAAACCGTGTGGCCCCATCCAGTTCACCCCAGTTCATATACAAATTTACCTCCTCAGTTTCAGGTGCAGGACAATTTGGAATAAACAACGGTTGTGGATTCGGTGGGTTCAACACAGGCGCAATAGGTGGCGCTACTGGTGGCGGCGCAGGGACAAAATTGACAATACCAGGGACAAAAGGTTGCACAAAGGGACGCTGGACTGGCAGGGCAAGAGGAATTCCGCCCACTTGCTGAATTGGTGGCACATAGGGCGGAGGAACTTCTACTCTTGGAGCTTGATTCCGTCCCGCCTCGAACATTCCAGCGAATTCCCTGAAGGCCCATGTTTGTAAGGCCTCTTCTGGATCCGCCCAGTCTATACTATGCGCCAATTCAACCTGCTCATCGTACCTTTTAACAGCCTCGTCAAAATCCAATCGCTGATTCAACAACACTAAGTCATTTCGCCCCTGAACTACCTGCCGGCACGGTTGACTTTCGTCAACTTCAGGTTCAAACAACCATCGCATCATCGCCTCAACTTTCGGATCCCGACCCCCGGCTTGCACGTGGTTTCTAGCCTCTTCTAAAAACCCAACATCATCAGCTTCACCTTCAATTATGAGCGGTGCCTCAACTACCATTTTGTCATCAGCTTCCTCAGCCATGGGGATCTCCTCCTCTCTAGCCTCATCAGCAATTGGAATTTCTTCTTCTGCTTCGGCGATAGGTGGTAGCTCCCAATGCGAGGTTTGTGTTTCGTGACAAACATAATAGCGTCGTCCGTCGGGTGTCTTCATCTCTTCCCACCCCCTCTGGACTCGTGCAACTGGCATCTCATTTCTCTCAGGTTCCACTAATGCTGGCATCTCCACATCTTGGTCATCTTGCGGTTCACTGGGTACGCCTTTCTCAAAGATCTCTCTAGCCCAATCAGCATAATTCTTCATGCTTCCTCGGCTCCTGAGCAACTGACTGATGTCGTGATAATGGTCAGCAATCTGGCACTCATTTACCAACATCATCTTGCAAATCTCGAATTTGGGCACTCCCTTCTTTGGTGTATCTGGCTTCTTCCTTTTTCCGAACCGCCGTCGATGCCAATGACCAATGATGTGGCATTGCATGGCATAATCACATTGCACCGTCTGAACAAAACATTTCCCTGCAAACGTCCCCTGTTGCCCGTTGATTTGTTTCCGGACAGGAGGGTCGGGGCTCTCAACTTTAGTGAAATCGCCAGAGTCCTCTCTCTTTGCAGCAGGTGTTTTCTCACGCAGATGGAGTTTGATAGCGGCAGTCGATGCCAGCATTTCCTCCTTGCTCATGGGTGGATCAAACATGTCATCAGGTAACTCAACTTCTTTGAGCTTACCACAATGTGAGCATCCCCATGCCTTCTCCTCGTCGTCGAACCATTCAGCGTCACACTCATGTTTGCGCATCGGCTTCTGCAACCCTGGGCTCCGTCGGCGTACAGCAGCCCGATTGACTGGGGCGACTTTCGTCGGCACAGTCCTTCGACTGCGCACCTTCGTAGCAGGAGCGGCCAATGCAGATATGATAGTGACAGTGAAACTTCCCTCAGCTGAACTTGGATATGCAGGAGAATTGTCCAACTCGATCCGTGGTGGCACTTCCTCTGTCCCCGACCCATCATACTGCACGACAAAGACTGATATCACTTTTGTCGTTGTAGTCGCAGCAGTTGGGTAGGCAAAACTTATGGCAGTTCCTCCATAGATTGGGAAATATGGCAGGCCATTCAGCCCGCCACCGAACGAGAAAGTCGGTGCAATGATCGATGCCGTACTCGTCCCCTCAGCGTAGTAAACACACAGCAACGTCGTGTTTATTGGGAGAGTGGGTGGTAGCCACACCTTGTCTGTTTCAGCCGGATCTGTCATCAGTCCAATCGAGTTAATATTGCTTGGATTATCCTCGTTCAGTGAGAAAGTTCCAAATGCACTCAGATTGACTAAGTTCAGCTCACACATCTGAGCTGATTGATCGGCATTTGACAAAGGTTTTAGTAGTTTTACTTTGTATGTCACCCGCCACTCGCCTGCTTTATACGCAGAGGGAGCGCCATCTGTACCAATGTTGAGCCATCCGAGTTGATAGAAACTTGGATCTTCTCGAGCTTGTCCCGGTTGTCCAATCTTGTAATTCTTTAGAGTTGTCATCCCCGATGCACACTCAACGATGGTCGCCATGTTCAGGGACGGTTTTACTGAATCCCCATACAAACTGTTCTCTATCTCCTCCATCGATGTGGGAGGCAATGAGTCAACGTCATATGAGATACCTGCAGCTATCCGTCCCATCCCTGGGCTCGTTGATGTGTCTGATGTAGATGTACACCAGTAGAAGACAATACCCTCGAATACCACCTCCGTGTAATTCCGGGCAGTCTTTGACAAGACTGGAAAGGTTAGTGGACTACTGGCATCGATCGGATACCGTGAAAGCTGAAACTCTTCAGACATAGGGAAATTCGACACCATCGTCTCTGTGTTGCTCATCGTTATCACACGCTCCTCAGTCCCCCCCATTCGTGGAGTGCTGAGTTGTGGATCTTGAGCTCCAATCAACTTATTGTGTTTAACCC